GACAGGGGCGATTACACAGAAATGGGCGCAAGAGGTCTTGCTCTTGGAATAAAAGGAGATCAATCAAAAACTATTGATGAAGGAAGAGATTTTTTGGCTACACTAGTATCTACAGGTAGAAAATTAGGCCTGTATGATCAACCAGTTGAGGCTGTTGGGGATCTTGCAAGTAATGCATATACAGGTACTAAAAATTATGTAACAGATCTTCTTGATACCTATAAAAATTTCGGCACCGGGGACCAAGATTACCAAGACTTCCTTACAGGTCAAGAAACTGAACGTGTAAATCCAAGCGACCAAAGAATGGGAGGACCTCGTATGTATCAGAATGGTGGCACAATCAAACGAGGTAGAAAGAAACATGCTAGGTCTTCACGGCAGTATGCTCACTACGTAGAAGGGCAGCCCAAAGGTTCAAAGTCTACACACCTGATGGCTACATACGAGAGTGATGGGAAGTACTACGTAGCTCCAACTATAACTACAAACAAAGATGGCTACAAAAAACAAAGCTTTGATGAAGCTTTAGCGGCTGGAGAGGTTTACGAGTTTAAAAACAAAAGGATGGCAGATAGATTTGCCCAGGGGTCTTGGAAAAAGAAAAAGATGCAGAATGGTGGACCAGCTGATGTTGACCCAGTAGAAGATTATGTAAGAAAGTATCTTAACGATAAGTTTAATATTGATTATGATAAGCTACTAGATAATCAAAAACAAGAGTTACGCAGGCGCGCGATACAGGACGCTAGATACCTAGAACAGACTAAAACTAGACCTGATTTATATCCTGAATTAAACTTTAATAAGTCTTAGAAGTGATATATAATAAAAGAGACAGTAAAAAACTAAACATATATTTAAATCAATTTAATATAAACTATTTTTGTAAAAATTAATTTTATAGACTATGGACAAACCAGAAGAAGAAAAGATCGTACTAGATGACATATCGTTTGATGATATGCTAGGGGACGGTCTTACGACAGAGGCGCCTGTTGAGGCCCCTGAGGTCGAAGAAAAACCAGAGCAGGAAGAACCTGCAGATAACGAACTTGATAACGATGCTGCTGATAAAGTAGAAGCAGAAGAAGAAGAGGTAGAAGAGGAAGAAGTTATGAAGGTCCTTGAGGAAGATGAGGACGAGGATGAAGACGTTGCAGAAGGCACAGACGATGATAGTGTTGTTGGACAAATTATTTCTTCACTTGGCTACGAAGTTGAGGAAGAGTATGATGACACCACTGAAGGTCTACTTAAATTAACTCAAGATGTTGGTACTAAGATGGCAGAAGATCAGCTTGATCAGTTGTTTGAAAAGTTTCCACTTGTAAAAAACCATCTTGAGTACGTTCTTAACGGCGGACAGTCGCAAGAGTTTATGCAAGCTTATGATCCACAGCTGGATTACAATAAGATAGATATTGCAGAAGATGACGTAAGAAGTCAAAAAGCTATTTTGTCAGATTATTTTGTTAGCAAAGGTCATGACCAAAACTTTATTAAAGAGCTTATTGATGACTATGAAGATACTGGTAAACTATTCCAGAAGTCACAAGCTGCAAAATCTTCGCTAGCTCAAGCGCAAGGTCATCAGAGACAACAGTTACTTGCTCAACAAAAAGAGCAGCAAGCGAAAGCCCAAGAAGAACAAGTACAGTTTTGGAACGGTGTGTACGATACCATTGAGAATTCTACAGAGTTTGCAGGAATAGCTGTTCCAAAAAAGGACAAAGCCAAATTTTTTGACTATGTCTCTAAGCCTGTTAATCAAAATGGTATGACACAACGAGATCTAGACCATAGCAATGCGGACATGGATGTTAGGTTGGCAATCGACTACCTTATGTATAAGGGATTTGATTTAGGTAACTTAATTGAAAAGAAAGCAAAAACTACGGCTACGAAATCACTAAGAGAAAGAATAGCTAAAAATGAGGAGTCTGTAAAGAGTGCTCGTAAAGCCTCTAGACGTAAGTCGAAAGCGGTTGATTTAGATAATCTTGATCTTAACTTTTAATAAATGGCAATTTTAAAATGCAACTAACTTTATAAAATTAGATAAAAATGGCAGTTAATGGAACAAACATATCTGTGCAAAAGACGTTTTATAACGACACACAGATGACAGACATGAATAGTCTGGCAAATGCTCTATTGTCTAAGCCTACTGAATTATCTCCTATCATTACACACCTAGCGGGTAAAGATGATAAGCGTTTCCCACTTTCTTTTATGACAGAAGGTGTAGGTAACGTTAAGTCAATTGACCGTCTAGAGTATGAGTACCGTGTGGCAACACATCGTTTGAGAACGAGACCAGTAGCAAGGACAATGACTTCAACAGCAAGTGTTGGATTAGGTGGAGCATCTTTTGAATTAGAATTCCCTGACAAGCACTTCGTATTCCCATACGTACTTGTTTCTCAGTCGGGTTCACAAGCGCGTATTATGAAAGAACCACAGCAAGTAGCTGGAGGTACTGCATGGAAATACACGCTTCAACTAGTAAATCCTTCAAGTACAGCTACAGTGGCTGCGGCGGACGTTACACAAGGTGCTCTATGGGCACAGATGTACGCTCCTGTAGGAGTTGATTTCTCTCGTGGAAACGCTTCTAACTGGGAGACTCCAGGTAAAGTAAGAAACAAACTGACTACAGTTCGTAAGTCTTACCACATGTCTGGAAACGCTAAAGATTACGTAGCAGAGTTTGCTCTACCAACTAAAGGTGGATCTACTACGAAGCTTTGGATGGATTACGAGGAGTACTTACACATGCTTGACTTTAAAGAAGAGTGTGAAATGTACTACTGGTACGGCCAGAAGACATATGACGCAAACGGTCATACGTACATGAAGGACGAAAATGGTCAACCTGTAGTTGTAGGACCAGGTCTACTTCAGCAAATTGTTGAAACAGATACTTACTCTACAATGACAGAAACAAAATTGAAGAACATCATCGGTGACCTATTCTACGGAATGACTGATGCTTCTAAAAAGCAAGTAACTCTTTATACAGGTACTGGCGGAGCTCGTGAATTTGATGAGGCTCTTAAAAATCACTTCTCAAGCTCGAGTAATTCTTGGAAAGTTGGTGGAGAGAATCGTTTCATCACAGGTTCTGGTAGATCACTTGGACTAACTGGTTACTTTACTTCGTACGAGCACGTGGACGGCCATGTGGTAAATGTGGTAAAACTACCATTATTTGACCACGGTGCAGTAGCTCAAGCTCGCGCGAAGCACCCTGTTACAGGATACTCTCTTGAGTCTTACCGTATGGTATTCGTTGACCAGTCAAACTACGACGGTCAGAATAACCTACAAATGATCGCTAAGAAAGGTCGTGAGATGATGAGATGGTGTGTTGCTGGTTCAGTTGTACCACGTGGATTCTCTGGATCTGACGCAAGGGCATCTGATGTAGACGGGGCAAGTGTTCACATGTTGAAGACAGCAGGTATTGCGCTTAAGCGTTTTGATACTTCGCTTGATATAACTTGTGTCGCTTCTTAAACACGGCGTGCAACGCAGTCTATATATAATTGGTTTTTAATCGGGGTTGTAAGGGGCTTTTGTCCCTTACTTCCTTCGATTTTAGATATAGGAGAGTTATTCTTTCCACCCTATTAAACAATTTAAAAATTTTAAAAGAACTGAAAAATGAGTAAAAAAATCTACCTTAGGAGAAAGGACCTAGATGGTCACTTACCTAAAGCAGTACGAGCTGAAGCTACAATGAAGCTCAGTAGTGTCTATGTAAATAGACAACCTTTAAAGGGGTTTGACCCAGCTGACGAGAAGAAGCATCTAAATGGAATTTTAGATGTTACCCCAGATCACGTTGACTGGCCTAAACACTCTAAGCGTTTTTGGGCAGATATGACAATTCCTGTAGGATTTACAGGTGTTGAATTTGAAATTGGCCTAGATGACGATGGAACACCTTTAAATGTGATGGATTATATTAAATATAATTTTGCACTTAGACATCCACACGTAGCCTTGACTAAGGAAGAAATGGAGTCTGATTTTAATAAGAGATTCTTTATACAGGATCTATCTAGAGAGGATAAGGTTAAAAACAACGAAATCCAACTTAAGAAAGATGCAGACAAGGAGTTTATTAAACTATCTTCTAATGCAAAGAACATGAAGCGTGTACTACGTCTACTTTCTAACACGAATCCTGATAGGATGACTGAAGAGCAGATTGAGAACTCACTTTATGAGATTAAGAATAGCAACCCTAAGAAATTTGTTAGAGTTGCAACAGATAAGCATTTAGAGCTAAAAGCAGAGATTGACGAAATGATTTCTGCAGGAGTTTTAAGAAAGATTGGTAATCAGGTTATCTTTATCGACGAGGTTCTTGGCGATACAATGGATGATGCAGTTATACACCTGAAGGACAAGAAGAACTCAGGTAAGTTAACTATTCTAAGGGCAAAACTAAAAGAATTGTCATTAGTATAACATGAACGTAACTGAGATGCATATAGCTGTTCAGCAAGGAGTGGATAAAATACATTCACTCCAAGCTGACAGTCTTTTATCTGAAGAGATAGATATTGAACTTAACAAAAACATGTATAGGTTTATTAATACCAAGTATGGTAGAAATAACATATACAGAAAGGGATTCGAGGAATCTCAAAAACGAATTGATGATTTACGTACTCTAGTTAGAGAGTATGAAGCTTCTGTAACTTTTAAAGAACAGCTAAAGGAAAATATTTTTGTAGACACCTTTAGGCTTCCAAATGATTATATGTATTTGGTAAATCAAGTGTCTAGGTTGTGGATTAACAACTGTCAGCCCATAGTTCCAACTTTTGAATCAGAGGGAGGGATCTACTATTTTACATTAGACTTTAACAATTTTGTTATACAGCCTAATGATAACGGAGTGTCTGTATTTGTAGATAGTATAATAATGTACGAGGACCAGGCTAATGCAGCTTCAACCGCATCGGCTGTTATATGGGAGCCTTCTCCCGCTTTAACATCTTCAGGATATAATCCTGCTACTTCTTATCCAGCATTTACAGAAAATGTTAAGCAGGATATATTAGCTAATTCTGGTGCAGGATTTGATATATACTGGGAAGAGTTTGAAACTATAAATGCTCCTGGCTCGTTTGTAGTTGTAGTAGACTACGAGTTATACCCATGGTTTAATTGGGATTTATCTTTAGGAGCTATGACTCAGGCTGTCGGAATGACTGGGCATACAGTAGCATCAATATTTGAAGATGCACAATTTACTTCTACAACTTTTAGTGACAAGCGTGTACCAGAAGTGTACTCTGCTCGTATTACTGAGGGTAACAGATTTTCACAACAAGACGACATATTTGCACTTTTGAATGATCCGTTTAATACTACGAAACATACTTCGCCATTGACAACAATGCGAGGTAGGTCATTAGACATATATACGAGTGATATATTTATAATAGATACCGTAAAAATAACGTACATTCGAGAGCCACAAGAAATTTCCTTACCTTTGGGGGTTGACTGTGAGTTGCCAGAGCACACTCACCAAGAGATTGTTGCAATGACAGTGAGCAGTATATTAGAAGCCATAAGTGACCCTAGATACCAATCTGCGGCCATGGAGGTTACAAAGAATGAATAATATTTATTAATCTATAAATAATAGAAAAAATGTCAAGACATTTATTAATCGGAGACAATACTACATCCAACTATTCAGCAGGTATGGAAGCGGCTGGTGCAGTATCTATCCAAAAAATGACAGAGTCAGGACCTGCACCTTTAGTGCTGGGCGACTCTATAGAGGACGCTCCTCAAATTAGAATTGTTCAAGGTACAAGTGGTAACAACGTTGTTTCTCCTTGGTTCTATGGGCGTGACGTAATTGATTTTAGCGGTAAGTCTTATGTAGCACCTACAGCATGTACAGTTACTGATACTATTTCAGGAACTTCTGCAGCAAAAGGTACTTTAGTTTTAAAGTTTGTAAGACTTGATGGCCCAAGACCAGAGTTCTTTAGCTTTGCAACAGAGATTGGTACGGATGCAGATCCTACTATTGCTGATAGTGCTGCTGACTTATTAGTAAAAGCAGCTTTTGAAGATGCTGATCTTCCAGATTGGTTAAACAAAACGGCTGATGCTACAGCTGGTACAACAGTTGTATTCTCTGGGTCTATACGAGGAGATGTTGCAAAAAGTGGTAACACGTGGGACTACGCTCCAGTACAGATTAAGCTAATTGTAGAAAGCTACGACGGCGGAACTCAGACTCACACAGCTTCGACTTCTGCAAATGCAAGTCCTGGTGTTGGTGATGGCTATGCTGTTAAAGCACTTGAGGATGCACTTATGGGTGTTCAGTACGGTTACTACAACCGTGTAGAGCTTCCTATTGCTCCATCAAATACTGCAGTAGTTGGGTCGACCTACGATATGTATCACATTGCTGCTACTAAAGATGGATCATCTAGCTCGCAAATTAATGGAGTAGATAACTTAATTGAAGTTAATATTGCAATGCCAGCAGGCTCGGATGCAGATCGTTTGTTACTTGAGAACCAACTTAACGGATATTTTGCAGGTAGATTTGCTAACGTAATCCTTTAATAATTAATTTTTAAAATTTAGAAAATATGGCAAGTAGACTAAAAAAACAAGCAGTTAAGTTTGTATATGATTTTTCAGTAGATGGAGGCTCTCACTCTGCCTCAGACCAAGGTTTGACAGGTAACGGAGCTGGAGTTATTACACCTGCAGATGCAGATATAACAATTCCAGAAAACGCAATCATTACAGATTGTATAACATACGTATCAACAGCAATGGCTAGCAGTGGCTCAGCTACTGTAGCTATTGGATGTGGAGGGGCAGCTATAGTAGCCGCAACTGCATTTGACAATGGAGTATTTGATGATGAAGACGTAACGCACAGTATAGTAGGAGATAAAACTACTGCAGCTGGACGTCCAACTATTACAGTTGCAACAGCATCTTTAACAGCAGGAGTTATTGAAGTAATTATTGAATATTACTTAGGTACATCTTTAGGAGCTTAATCTCTTAACTTAGAAAGACTAGTAGGGGGAATTGGCCCCCTACCGGTCTTTTTTTAAATATTAATCATGGCACAAACTACACTTAGAGCATCTCTAACTAACGACTGTAAAAGAATAATTATAAGAGTTACTAATCCTGACGCAGGTCCTGCTAACTCAATAATAATTTCTAGTGACGGTAATGAATACGTCCAAGCCTTTCCTGGGGGACAGGCAGTTTTTAGCACGGTAATAGAAACTTCTGTTTTAGGAACAGACAAAGGAATATTCCATGTTCAGCACCTATATGATGAGAGAGTTATGAATCAGACTGTAGTTATAGGAACTTGTGAAGTTCTTTGTTGTTTAGCAAAGAAAGTAAATGAGCTACTAGACTGTGCTTGTGATTGTACAAAATGCGCTTCTCAACTCGCAGAGGCACAAAAAATATTTTTGCTGGTAAAAGCAGCAGAATCAGAATTAGCCGCATATGCAACAGGAGATGTACTACTAAACGCAGAAGCTGTAATAGCGAATGCACAAGCGAAGTACAACAAAGCTGTTGAAATGTGTGGAGGACATTGTGGATGTAATTGTTAATAGGCTAGACTATGGCAAAATTCACATTTGTATCAGGTAAAGCTTTAAGAGATAGCAGTGGCAAGCTGTATGTAATCTTTCAGGGATCTTTACAAAATAAAGTTGTTTCTATAGAAGAGTCAACTAGATCTTTTGTTGCGTCAAGAATAGAAACTAAAACTACGCCATCAGGCGACCAGAGAGTTTTTAATGCTTATAGCAAAGTACCAAATAGCATTACATCTTTAACTTTTAACATTGAGTTAGAAGACAGGTCAAGTGTTTCTATAAAACTAACCATTCCTACTGCAGATCAAAAGTTACCAGAATCTTATGATTTACTTTCTCAAAGTCTAGTAGTAACATCTGATGGCACTAACAATACACACTCTGTTGTAGATGCTGTGTACTATTCTAAGTCTAAATACAAGCAGCTCTATATATTTCCAGAGTCTCCTTCTAGATATTTAGATACAAGCAGTAAGCAGGATTATTATTACGTATCAGACGGTGCGGCCGCATATCTTGGATCTAATGAGTTGCAAAACTCTTTTCTAAATGAGCTAGGCCACAAACAAGGAGGATACAATCCATTACAACTTGGTAAGTTTAGAGGAGGAGATAATAACGCTGAAATACGCTATTCTTGTTATTCAGATAAAGAACGAAGAGGACCTAAAGTTTGTGGTGTTATTAAAGTAGTTGAATCTAACGTATTAAAAAGCGCTAGTCAAGTTACTGTATGTACTAACCCAGCTTCTAGCAATTATTACCTAACAGGATGTGAAGGAGAGACTTGGCCTTGTGTTCCTGTTAATCAGGATTTAAGTGGGCTAGCAAATGATTGTGATGGAAATGCGCTAACATTAGATGCAATTAATAATTTTATTGTTACTGATGGGGGCTGTTGTCTAACTTGTGACGGATTCTTAGTTGATGTAGTACACACTGAAGCGACTACTAGCTCATCAGCAAACGGGGCGATAACTGTAAATTTAACTGGAGGTACATTTGCTGGAGGATCAGCATCGTATGTTCTTACTGCTATACAGCTAGAAGTAGGTCCTATTACAGGATACTCTAGTGATGGTACTCATACCGCGTCAATTCCTGCTGACGCTACATCTGTTACTATATCTTCTATGCCTGCAGGCTTGTACGAGCTTACAGTTACAGATGACGCAGGATGTAATTTAACAAAGCAGATTCTACTAGGGTTTGTAGCAGAAGGTCAAGATGAAGGATGGGGATGTGGGCCTAGCGGAAGTTCTGCAGCTATTAACTATGAATCAGGTATTGCAGCTGCGTACGAGACAGATGCTCTTTGTGTATACTGTAATGCTACATCAGGATTACTAGAAACTGGTACAGAATCTGCAGCTACTACTCCTATACTATCTACAGCATTAGGAGCTTGGGCAGAGATGGAAGTATCTACTTCTCCTGCGACAGTAAATCCTACATCAGGAGCAGCTCTATCTAACGGTTTTGCAAATGTTGCACAATTAGAATTTCCTACCTACCAGTTAATTGGTCCAAACCAAGCAACTTGGAATGAGTTTAGCGCAGGACAATGGTTCTCAGGATCTGCAGATGCTAGTCCGTATGAATATAAATTATACAAAATACCTCTTACTTTAGAAATTGGAAGCCAAGGAGATGGTGACAACGTTAAAACAAATATTACTGGTGCTTCAGGTGTTTCATTAATAGATACTTATACAAACGCTTCAGGAGGTTTGTTATCATTATCAGGGCTTGCACATGGTAGGTATGTAATAATACTATCGTATACAGACGGAAGTGGAGATAAAGAGTACGAGCAATGTTACGCAGTTAAAGAATTTAAGATTGGATTAAAAGGTTGTGATCAGCCAGGCGCTGTAAACTACAATGCAGATGTTAATATACCAGCTGACGATTGCATAACACCTGAGTGTAACCCATCTGCGTTTAACACGCCATTTGCTATAGAGCCTACACTTTGCGGGGTTACAGTTCTTGAGGATGATTGGCTAGGAAATAATCCAGAGATATTTGCAGTCTTTAATAACGGATATGAAGTTATTGGTACATCAGGGTTTACTGCAGGTCCTTTAGGTCCCGGTACTGTTGCAGCAACTGCATATGTTTTTGAGAATATATTCTGTGGCTTAAGTCCTATTTTTTATCCTGCCGTAGCTGCTGCTGCTCTAGGAGGAGGAGAAAATACTAGTGGATGGACATATGGTACAGAACCACAATACACTCCTACAGCTAGTAACGGCGTAACTCTTCCAATATGGGTTAATTTTGAAGAAGGTACATATAACTATGAAGAATTTGGAACATATGCGGGATCGGAACTAAACAATATTATTACCGGTTTAAACCTTATTTGCCCATTTTTTAGAATCAAGTTTGCAGACGGTGAGCAGTTTATAATAACTCAGACTGCTGAAGGATTTATTGGAGGTCCTTACACTTTTGGTTTAAGAAACTTGTTATTTTCAGATAGCGAAGTTACTGTAGATGAAAATGGAGTATTGCAGACAGGAGATAGAACACCTCTTATGTCAATTCCATGTGGATACATACTTGAGCATGGAGATATTACTGAAGTTGAAACAATTATTGCATATGGTGAGCCTGGAGTATGGGGATCTGTTTATCAATCAGTTTGGTCAAACTCAGGAGACGGCTATTTCAACACTGTAGAACATTGTCAAAATGTAGATTGTAGTGGAGATGTAAATACAATAATTACAGGTTGTACTGACCCAGAGGCTACAAATTATAACCCAGACGCAAACACTGATGACGGATCATGTCAATATCCGCCACCGCCAGAAGTACCTGGTTGTACAGATCCGGCTGCTACAAACTATGATGTAAATGCTACCCTAGATGATGGTACATGTGAATACATTAATTTAGATATTCCTGGTTGTACAGATCAATATGCTGTTAATTGGAATCCTGCAGCAACTATTGAAGATGGAAGTTGTTTATACAATAGTGGGTCTTTAGATGATTGTTCAACTCTTAATGATTTTATAAATAGTAATACTTATTATCTATTCAATAATCAAGTTATTACTAATACAGCATCTACATATAATGAAACAACTGGTTTATGTGAGCCAGATAATACAGGCTCTGTAGTAGTTAACTTACCTAGTGTTTCTGGTTTAACAATTCAAAATCCAAAC